ACCATACTCTGGAAATAACATTGACTTACTTATGGGTCTTGGTACTGAATTTTGCACTTTTATTCAAGCTAGGAAATTTTTTAAACTTTCTGGTAAAGAATTAAAAGGTGCTAAAAGTTGTGCAAGACTTAAAAAAATAGTTAAAAAAAAGGAACTTAATAAAAAAACAAAAAAATGGGAAGAAAAATTGGTTCCTGTTCCTTTTAATGTTTTTGAAAGAAAACATCTTGAAGATGTAATAAGAAAAAATACTAAATAAATGGTCAAGGGGCAGTACCAAAAATCTGCCCCATTTAACTAGGAAAAAAAATGAATGCATTACAACAATTAATAAAACAAACAAAAGAAAAATACTTTTTACAACCAGCTAAAGCAACAGATGAAGAAGTGTTAGGCGTTATTATAAGCCAATATTTAAAATGGAATGGAGAAAAAATTGTTAATACTTTTTCCAATGCTTTAGAAGATGCTAATTTTCATTCTTTCAATGAATTAATGCTTGACTGTTGGGATAATACAGAAAAAAGAAAAAAAATTGGAGATTATAAATGAGATATTTAAAAAAAGATTATTTTTATGTACGACTAACAGAACTCAGAAAAAAATTAATGCTTACTGATGGTACTTGTATGACATCAGATAAAAAATTAATTAATCTTATTTTTAGGGGTTTTTCTAATTCTCAAATAAACGATTTAGTAAGAGAACAATTTTATTATTGGGATGTACCCAGATATTGGAAAGAAGAAATGTCATTAAGAACAAGAGAATATTCAGTAAAATCTTATATTCCAAAATATAAACACATTTTTATGGAGATTATAAATGAGTAATAGTTATTTAAAAATGCAAGAAAAAATTTGGGCTGAATTAGATTATAGGATTGAAGAACAATATCAAGGGTTAATGTATAATTGTTTATATAAAGGCAAACGAATTACCAAGTTTAACTTTGAAGAAGTCGCAAAAGATAATGATTTTATAATGCATTGGTTTAATTATATTGTAGATAAAATGTATTCTATATTCTATTTTAAACTTACTGCTGATGAGATCGCAGAACTTAAAGGATATACAATGGATAAACTTTATGAACTTTTAAAAACCGATAGACAAGATTTAAGAAAGGAAAAACAATGTCAAAAAAAGTAATAGATATAATTCCCAAAATATTAGAAAATATTTTAAATTCAGATTTAAATAATATTTCAATGAATAGAAATTATGTTGAACAAATACTTGATAAGCATAATTACTCTTTTCAATGGACTAATGAAATAGCTGATGATGGAAAAAGAAAAATCAAAGTTTTTAAACATAATAAGTTTACGGAATAGGTTAAGTGGTTTTACCTATTATTATTAAATAAACCACATTAAAGTAGGGTGCAGTTTTCCCTTCCTTATAAAATGTTTCTGCACCCTTTTAAATTTAAAAAGGAAAAAAAATGAAACCTAATTATCATATTACTATTCAACTAAAAGATAAAACACTTTGGGTAACTGAAGGATTTAGCCTTGATGATGGCATCAATAATCTTATAGATGAAACAGAGTTTGATAAGAACAGATTTATCAAAGAAATACATTCTATACTTGCAAAAAACTTTAAAGATTATGATTATATAAAAAGTGTAAATAAGGAAAAATCCAAATGACTAACTCTTTAAAAGAATTTGCATTAGACCGAGAGCAATTAAAACTTAAAATGAAAGTAATTTTATTAAATAGTTCTCAAACACTTTGGAAAATTAATGAAGAAGTAAAAAAAACTGGTAAATATAAAGAAGCTATGGAATCAGTATTAACTGAAGCAAAATGGCTATCGTATAAAGCAGATAATTTAGAAAGTGAATAAGGAATAAATAATAAAAAAATATGCAAAAATAAAAAAAGGTTTACTTAATTAAATTTATTTAATATATTAAATCAAGAAAGGAAAAAAAATGAAATTATTAACAAAACAACAAGAATTACAATTAAAACTCAATTCAAAGAAAAAAAAACCAATTGCCTATGTAAAGTTATTTAATCCTAGTGGTGTTGGAACTTGGTACTTATCTGAACTAGATGATAATAATATTGCCTATGGTCTCTGTGTATTGCACGAAAAAGAATTGGGTTATACATCTTTAGATGAATTAATAGAAATTAAAACACCGCCTTTTGGTCTAGGCATTGAACGAGATAAATGGTTTAAACCAACACCTTTAAATGAGTGTAAAAATTTAAAATGAAAAACGATTATATAAAAATCCCGAAATCTTTTGTGTTTAGTAAAAACCTTAAACAATATGATTTTAAAGCTATGCGACTATATTTTGATTCAATATTAAAAGGAATGGGAGATACAACTGAAAGCAAGGAATATTTATTAAAAAAAAAAATAAGGGAAGATAAGAATAAATTATGTAAATTTGTTGAAGTAGTTTCAACGATACATTTTTATAGATATAAACAAGAAGAAATAGTTGATATAATTCAAGCTATTAAGAAGGAAATATATGGAAAAAATACAATTAAATAAAATAAAAGATTATGCCCATTATTATAAAAAATATCATAATATCTCTCCATCACAATTAAAAAAATTGAGACAAGAATTAAATATGACTCAAAAAGAATTTGCCAGATTAATGGGCTATTATAAAGAATCTGCAAATTCTTATATCTGTCAATTAGAAAATGGATATGTTAGAATACCAAAACATTTTGCATTAGTTTGTAATTTAATAAGAAAGGAATATCTAAAATGATTATTGAATTTATGTCTAGTTTAAGCATTTCATATGGAGTGATTAAATATTTCAATGAAGATTATTTTTATGCAAAACAAACAGCAGAAAGAAATTTTACAGATTGTCAATGGAAGTATGTGGGCAAGACAGTTAAACAAGATGGAGAAAGATTGTTTGAATTAACCACATCAAATGGCGAAAAATTCATTCTATTTAAACAAATTTGTAATAATGCTAACAAAAATTAATTTAAAATGTACTATTTGTAAATGCATGTTTAGTCTTAACAAAGAAGGAGGAACATCTGGTGATTTTGGTTCAATACCGGTAAATTTTTGCCCCACTTGTTTAAGCTGTGTTTATGAAATGTGCGAATATTTAGAAGGCAAATAATGTTTTCAAAAGCATTTTTTTTAGTTATGTTTACATTAAATAATGACCATACTCATACCCCTCATCATATAGGTAGATTGCCAAGTTGTGCATTTGCTGAAGTTATTGTCAAACAAGTTCGTAAACAAAAAAAAATTAGTAATAAAGAATTTGGTGGGTATTTATGTATGACTTCCAAAAACTATTATGATTCCGAAACCCCAATGCATATAATTAAACCAAAGAAAAGGAAAATAAAATGAGATATTTAATTTTAATAACAATTTTCTTATTTCCATATTTTGTTTTTACTAAAGATATAAAAATTTATAATGCTCATGGAAAACTAATATTTACAATTTCTAAAGATGGAAAAATATTTAATCCGTATGGAAAATTTCAAGGTAGAACTGATACTTGTCCTAATTCACGAAATCTTTGCTTTATAAATCAAAAAGGAAAATTATTTCAAAACTCAACTAATAAAAATAAATAAAGAAATGATAACTAAATATTTCATTTTAATAATGCTGGTTACAAAACCATCTGGAACCGAAGAAATTTATATTGACAGAATTTCAAATTGTGATAATGCCAATAATCTTATTAAAGAATATGTTGAAGAACATAATATTAAAAATCAAGTAGGATATTCTTGTTGGACAGAATTACTATTTTTTAAGAGTATAAGAAGTGGTAGACCATTACCTCTGGGTATGTATCCAAAACCTATACAAAAACCTGCAATTCCAAAAAAATAAAAGATTTAGATTTATATGTACAATTTTTCATACCATTTAAAGACTAATAATTTTATGTTAGATCATTATTATGATATAATTATATATGAACGAATTATTAACAGATACCTTATGGGATTCCAATAAAATGGCTTTAGCAATAAATCCAAAACAAGTTACAACTTCTCATGGAGTTGTTGATTGTGGAAAGTTATCATCTTCCACTTGTCAAAAAATTATTCAAGAATCTAAAAATCCTATTAATAAATTAGTTAAAGGTAGAATCCAAGATGATGGGAAATTTACACTTAATGAAAAAATAAGACAAGCTGATATTTGGATTATAAATGAAAAAAATCAATGGATTGATGAAATAATCATATCAACTGCCGAAACTGCATTACAATATCTGGATTATGATGTTGTTGGATTAATGGAACGACCGCAATTAATGAGATATACTTCACCATCAATCGGTTATAATTGGCATATTGATTTGGGTCAAGATCAGCTATCCACTAGAAAATTATCTATATCAATAACCTTAAATGAAGATTTTACTGGTGGGGATTTATTATTTTTTTCTGATAAACTTTTTAGATGTCCAATTCCTAAAGGACAATGTATTGCTTTTCCATCCTTTTTATCCCATAAAGTAATGCCTATAAGAACTGGTGTTAGATGGGCATTAGTTTGTTGGATAAGTGGTCAGCCATTTAGATAGTATATAAAATACCCTTTTAAACTGATTTTAAGAGCCATATAAGGTGATTTAAAAGATTTATGGGATTTATTACCAGATTTCATATAAATACCCTTATAAGTGCATTTTATTATAGTGGTTTTCTACTAGAAACCTTAATTAATGTTTCTTTAACAACATCAAATGCACTATGTGTTTTTATAACTGCATTGAATTTAATGAATTTGTTTTTGATTATACAAAAGAGTTAGTTTGGGGAGGATTTCCTGACTAACTCTTTTCATTTTGGAAGGAAATTAATGAAGTGTTATTTTAAATTGATTTTTTCTGTTTTGTCAAGGTTATTTGGAATCATTAAGCATTGAGTATCTAAAGTAAGAACATTGGATTTACGAAATACCGGAGTTGAATAATAAAAAATATCCCTCGCCATATTCATACATTCTTGTTTATTATTTAATTCTTGTTCAATGGTGTAATGAATGATAGTTGAGTTATCTGGTTGTATTGTAAAGAATATAAATATAATAAATTTCTCAATCATTTTTTCTTTTTATTATCTATTAGTCCAGCTAATGTTGATAACCTATTTGTTTCATCTAATCCTTTTTCGGTTACTAATAAATTATCATTTTCCTTAACAACCATATTTAATCCTTTTAATGAATCTATAATTTCATCTACTGGTTTTGAATTTGCCAATACTTGAACCAACCCACCTAATCTTTGAGATTGAGTTTTAGACAAAGGGAAATGCTTTCTTGTTTTTTTCATAATACATTATTTTTTTTTGCCTATTGGTTTATTAATTGGTGCTATTTTTTTTTGCATTACTCCCATAGCACCCTTTCCTATTCTTAACCCATAAGATGCACTTACACTAATTAAAATAATATGAGTAAACCATTCTGGTGTTGATGTTGATAGAAATTCAAATCCCTTTTTTACATAATCTTGTGTAAAAGGTAAAAAACAGCAGAGAAGTATTCCGCCTATCAAAATTGTCCAAAATTCGTCTTTCCACGAATCTCCCATTTGTTCTGTTAAACTTTGTTGAAGTTCAATTTCTCCCGTTGCTTGTTTTTGAGCAATAACTGCCTTTGATCTAACTTGAGCAATTTTAGTTTCTGCATCTGCTCTTAATTTTTCATTTCTACCTTCTAGCCAAGTTGATGCTATCTTACCTATTGGTCCTAGTAATGCGCCTATCATATTTTTAATCCTTTCTGATACCCATTTTTCCTATCGTATGTTAAAACTTCTTTTCTATTGGTTCCACTTGTTAAAGAAAAATGAACCCACCCCGAGTTCATATCCCCTTTTTGATAACACTCCAATATACACTGGTCAAAATCAAAATGATTAATTATCATTTCGGCTAAACTTAATGTTGACATTCCTAATGCTTCTATATCTGCCGCTTCCCCTTTGCAATGTTGGGAAGTTGGCTTTGACCCTATGGCTTTGCATAAATCCGCACAACGATAGCCAGATGTCACTATTATCGGCTTTTCAACCCTTTTCCTTAATGGCTCCAATACTTGTGTACAAAGGAAAGTTAATTTTGGTATAATTTCTTCTGGTGGGGTATTATCTATCCCCATTCGTTCTGCTGTTTGACTTTTTGTAAATTCTTTTAAACTAAAATTATCTGTTAATTGCATTTCTTATAACCCCATCTATTTTCTGATAAATCCCAAATTCTATTTGTTTGTTTTGGAATTTTTATTAATATTTTCTTAAATTTTATTATATTTTTTGTTAATTGCATATTCATCTCCACCATTTCATATAAGCACCCATTGACATTAATCCTAATGTAAATATGACCACCACTTGTACTATGGTTTTTGTTGCTGTTTTCTTTACTGTTCTATATCCATCAATTAATATCCTTAAATCATGTATATCTTTCCCAGCATTTTCATCTTCTAGACCAATTTTTTGTAATGCCTTTTTCGCCCCTTGTTCTGATGCCAAAGTTAATAATACTAAAAACTTTTTATCATCTGTAAGTAATTTTTCTAATTTATTTTTATCCATCATATTGCCTCCGTACAACTAAAACTAAATCCATAAGTTGATGAAGAATTAGCATCCCATCCAACATCATTAGTATCTAGTCTAAATACCCCTACTGTATTGGCTATGGAACAAGCTGTAGTGGTCGTAATAGCTACTTTTAATGCTGGTTCAATAGTTAATGTTGCGGCACCAGAACCATTAGCTGAAATATTCGTTGTTATCATATGAAGTTTTGCGGCACTTCCTGTTCCAAATTGAACATAATCACCTTTAATTAAAGCTAAAGATTGAGAAGCAGTTAAACCAGTAACAGGAACATCATAAGCCCCAACTGCTGTATTACTTGCAATAGTTAATGAAGATTGAGTGGCATTACCTCTAACACTTTTGGCATCTGGGTCTCCCATTATAAAAGTTCCTCGTTGTCCGTGCAATTCCATAAAAAAAGTTTGATATTCTGCCGCCGATGCCCTTTTCATTGGTGGTAATGATATAGTTGCTTTCCATAATGCATAGCTATGCTCATATACTTGTTGTTGACCAGTAAATGGTGATGCTGACATACCTATTACTCTACTCAATGTAAAATTAGATTTAGTAACACCCGTTGTTGATGGAAATGTTAATGGAAATGTTGGATATGCCATATTTTAACCTCTCTACCTTGTAAATGCCGCCCCAAAAGTTCCACCTCTTAAACGACTATCTGCTACTGCTTGTAATGTTTCTTGTCTAATAGCTGGTAAGAAATTTAACATTTCTGCCCTAACAGTTTGCGAAACTCCAGTTGATATATTAATGCTTTGATTGACTACTGTGCTTTGTCCACCCAATGATCGTAAATTATAATTTGGAACTATTTTCCCACCAGTATTTGGCACAAACACTTCTGGTCCTCTTTCACCAACCACATTAGCTTGTCCACCTTGTACTGCCCCACCACCAGCCCTTCCTGAAAATGCACCACCTAACATAAAACTAGCTGTTTTACCAAATCCTTGTACTTGTTGCATAGAATTTCCTGAACCCATTCCACCAAAAATATTAAACAACCCACCTAAAAACGAACTTCCACCCCCACCTCCGCCAAACATACTAGAGCCACTACTTTGACCACCAAATATACTTGACATAAGAGGTTGGATAACTTTTAATCTCATAAATTCAGCTATCATTTGATTCACTACTTGTCTTGTAATATCTTTTAAACTTTCCATAAGGTTTTTACCCTCTGTTATGGAATCAGCTATGGCTTGAGATATACTTGCTGATGCTCTATCAAATATTTGTGTTATTTCTTGCATCAATGGGTCAAGTTCTCGTAATTCTTCTTTAAGTATTATAAGCGCTTCTTGTACTTTTGGGACATCTTCGTCAGCTACAGTATTAAGTGCTTCTTCAAAAATCAAGATTTGTTCATTAAGTTTTTCTTGTTCTGTTTTATTCCCTTCAATAATACTTTGGGCATCTCCCATAATTTCATTGTTTTTTTCCTGTACTTTTTCTAATTCTTTTAAAGTATCAAATTTTTCTCTTAACTTATTAATATGTATTTGCTCTTTTAATCCTGTATCGTCTAATATTTTTTGAAATTCTCTTTCTTTATCATTTTTAAGACCAAGTAATTGTATTTCCTTTTCCATATTAGCAAGTGCTTTTGTTAATTTATCAGGGTCTTTAGCAACAACTTTTGGTTTTGGTACTTTAGCTGTAAAACCCTCACCACCTGTTCCCATTCCAAAGGTTTGATTCGTACCTCCTTCTGTAAATGGATTAAGAACAGCATTAGCTTTTTTTCTTACATCTACAAATTTTTTTAATTCATTTCCAGCAATACCAATTGCACCCGCTATTAATAACCAAGGACTTATAGCCGCCGCTACCAACCCTGTTAACAAACCAAGAGTAAGTTTTACTTTTTCCATATTTTCGTTAAGAAATATCATACCACTAACTACACTCTCTAAAGCATCAGCTAAACCAGTGCCTAATGATACTGCTATTTGGTCAATATTTTCCCTATTTTCATCTAAAAATTTGTTTAATTCTCCAAATTGTTCTTTTAAAGTATTAAAAAATCTTTCATCTGCGATTAGTCGTTGAAAGTTGAAAACCTTATCACCAATCATTGACAATGTACCTGATAAGGTATCTGCTAATTCATTTGTAAGTTCACCAAATCTCCCACCTTTCCCAAAAGACTTTTCAAATAATTCTCTTGTTTCTTCTAATGATAATTCTGCACCTTGCGCGATTCCTAAAAATGAATTGATTGAAGCATCTCTAAATCTATCTGCCGCTCCCAACCCTGCGGTGAATGTTCTTTGTATTTGTAAGGATGTATCTGCAAATCCTAATTGAGTAGCCGCCGCCGCATTACCAGTTATAAATAATAATTCTGCAAGTTCATCTGCATCTTTTGCAACTGCCGCTAATGCTCCTGAACCTTGTTGTATTTGTTCTAAACTAAATGGAACTTTACTTGCAAATGCCGCCATCGCATCAAATGCTTTTGCACCTTCCTCAACAGAACCAAATAAATTATTTAAACGAATTTGTAATGATTCAATACTAGAACCAACATTAATTATTTTTTTAATAGCTATTCCACCAAATGCAACACCTATTGCCCCACCAACTAAACCAATATTTCTTACAGTTCTAGCTAAACCTTTATCTAATTGCATAAAGCCTTTAGACATTTGTTTTGTTGATTGTTGTGTTTTACTCTGTAATTTTTTTAATTCTGATTGAAGCTGTTTGGTGTCAGCTTGTATTTTTACTAAAAGAGTATCAACAGTTGTTTGTGCCATTAGTCAGGATACCTTTCCATCATATCTTGTAATTCGGCTTTATTCAGTGGTTTTTTAGACTGATCGGTATTAAATTCCTTAAAACCTTCAACGGCAGAGAAAAACTCAATTAATGACATATTCCAAAAACTTTCTGGCGATAATTTTAGAATCCCTAATCCTATCTCCATTATTCTTTTCCAGTCTATGTCGGTTTGCTCTCCTCTGCTTGTTCGTTTCCCTCATCTTGCCCACTTTGTAAAGCAATAGTTAATATTTCTCCAGCACAGCGCATACCATCTACAAGACCTGATTCCCATACCATTTTCTTTATGGAATTAAAATCAACATCATTACCTCCACCTTTTATTGCTGGTGTAAGTATCTGAATAATTTCAAAGGTACTTGCTTTGCCTTCACTTAATTTTTGTGCCATCTGCACAACTGAACATCCAACTGAATCTTCAATCTTAATAAGACTATCAATCGTTAGTCTTGCCTTCAGATTGTTTTTCCCCAGTTTTATTTGGAGTTCCCCCTTTTGAGGATTTACCATTTATTTCTCCTTTTATAATTAAAGTTTCATTTCGGTTTCCAACATTATCAACTGACAATGCTTTTATTTGTTGGTCATTAACAGTAAAAATCTCTCCTACTTTAATGCCTAAAGCAAAAGGAACATCAAATATCATATTATCTTGGTCAATATGACCTTCAAGTTTTTTACCTTTATGCTCAATTAAAAAACTAATCCAACCCATTATAAACTACACAGTTGCAAATGTGATTGCACCAGAAGATTCAAAAGTAAATGAATAAGTTACTTCTCCATTATATTCACCACCATATTCCAATGCAGTTAATTGAAATGCACCAGTATAAGTTCCAAAATCAGGAACTAAAAACTGATAATTGGTCAATGTAGAATTATCAAATTTACCTTCTAATGTTGCTTCAGATGCGGAATCCGTAAAAACACCACTTCCAGAAACAGTCATTGAGTTAACACCACCTTGAGCCAAGAGGGTTCTAGCCCTACTTGAATCTTTATTGGTAATATCAACCACTTCATCATTCATTGATATAGTTGTTGATCGCATACCAGCAATAGTTGTAAAAACTTCTGGTGATGCCGCATTTCCAATCTTCATCAATAATGAACTACCTTTTTGAGCCGCCATAATAAAACTCCTTTCTAGCTGTCAAAAACGACCGCACGAAATCTCATAACTCCGTGCCTTGTTAAACCATCATCATCAACTAATATCGTAAAAAATTCATTACGGATATTAACTAATGATGCACTACTTACACTTATAGCAACATTATGCAATAAAGTATATATTCGTTCAGCAATTTCTTTTGTTTGCTTACGACCTTTATATCTACTCCATATATGTATAGTAAGTGTAAATTCTTGAGCATCTGTATCCTTTGCCCCAGCATCAATGGCTGTTTCTTCGCCAATGACTACATAAGGATAAGATGTACCTTGTGGAACATCATCAAATATCTTATTATTCCCAACTATTCCATCTAATGTTGAATCATCATTTAATTTACTATATATAGCAGTTTGTAAATTTTTTGAATGTAAAGTCATTTTGCTTTTCCTTTAGTTTTTGCAAATAATCTTCTTATTTTTGGCTTATTTTCTTCAAGTGCTGGAAACATAAAAGGTCTTGGTTTCATATTTCTAGTGCCAAATTCAAGAAATTTGGAATATTTTGCTCTTGATTCAACTATTGCTGTTAATGTTATTTTCTTAACTTCGGCTACTATATTACTTCTTAAAACTCCAGTATCCGTTGCTGGTGCTTGTCCGGGTGCTGATGCTGTGTGCATTTTAGTTCCACCTTTTCGTCTTGGATATTGTATTCCACTTTTAGGTCCATTTGTTATAGACTCTATTGCACTATTTTTAACCCAATTTGAACCGATAAATAGTGTTTGTATTATATTTTTTTTTAAACTCTCTGAATATTTTTTATATCCTTGTGGGTTCAATGATTTTGTTGTAAACTTAATTCCCATTATGTTGCTACCCCTTGTTCCGCTAGAACCACTTGGTATTTATCTATTTCATCTTTTTTAAGAATGGATAATATTCTGAAATCTCTACTATCATAATTTAATCTATCATCAGTTGTTAAATTACTATTATATCTCAATGTGAATTTATATCTTTGAGATGCTTCAACTTGCCCACCCTCTACTCTCTCATTTCCCATCTGGGGTTCTACCCTACCCCATACTGTTACAGTTGTGGCAAATGAATGAGAGTATCCACCCATATTGTCGGTTGTTCTGGATAATGTTTGGATATTGACTCGGTGTCGCATTTTACCTATCGGCATATTTAACCCCCAGATTTACCAAACGGATTGCTTGAAAAATTTAATACTTTGTATGGTTGATATAATTGTTTGCAAATTAATGGGAAATTAGCAAGATTTGCTTCTACATCACCTCTATGCTCATACATATAGGTAATATGCTCTTTCATACCTACTACTAAAGGACTTGGTATATCACTAGCCGAACCATAACCGCAAACATAAGTTACTTCTACTGCATTCGCTACTCGTAAACTAGAAGGCCATACTTCACCATTTCTTAAAATAACTCTGGCTGGATTTCGTGCTTTGTCCAGATAATAATTGGAACTAGAGTATGTAGATGCTGTATCATCATCTGTATAGGTTTTAACATGGGTTATAGAAGCAACAGGAGGTCTTGGTAGGGAAATATACCTTTTATAAAAATTTAAGTATGGGGCTTGATATAAGCCCTCTTTAATACTTCTTTCATCTTCTACAAATCCATCTAATGATAATTTTAATGTTTGAGTTATTAATGCTCTACCTGTATATTCTTCACAGAATTGCCTTGCGGTTTTAATTAACTCTGTTATTAATGTATCATCTGAACTTGTATCAATTTTTAAAAAAGTTTTTGCAACAGATTGTGCTATTGGCTCCGAAGATGGACCAGTAACTGTTTCTAAACCAGCCATAATTACCTCTTATATTGTGTTATGCCTTTATCATTTGGCATACTGCTTATTGTTGCTATTGTTTTAATACTTCCATCACTATTATAAATATGGTCAAATAATTTCTTTAATTTTGTAAGAGATGAGCAATTATCTATTTCCGTACATATTGCATCTGCCTTTTTCCTTACACTTGTTCTAAATGTAGTGACTGCACTTGGAATAGATTTGCTGGAATCCTCTGCTTTTCTTATAACCATCCAATCCGTAGTTGATAATAATGCAGTTGCCTGTGATTTAATTTGTTCTTTATAAATTGTTTTCAATCCTTTACTTGCTACACCCCCAACATCCTCACCTTCTGGAATTTTTTTATCCGTTTTGTCTTGAGATGTCCATAAAGTATCGGTTATTGCTTTATCTTTTTTATTAATTGTTTCTGTAACTGTACCTTTAGAATCATTTACTTTATAGGTTGAGGTTGTTGGAATTTCAAATCTATTATCTGGAGTTGAACCAGAAATAAATTCATATATGCCTATTTTCTTTAAATCTGTTTTGGACCAACTTATAAAAATCCCTTTAGGATGAGCCACATTGTTTACAGTTATATTTTTAGGACTTCCTATTATTTCTATAACTTGACTTGCTTTTACTAATGCCCACATATTATCTCCTTTTTTTGTATATCATATTTTTCATTATTTACCTAGCAGTAACTGGATTTGTTCCATCACCTACAAATGGATGTTCAGCAAAAGCTATATATATAATTGTGTTTCCACTTCCGTTTACTGAACTTTCGCTATCCCTAATTTTAAACCCATTACTTAAAAAATCTATATCATAACCAGTAGTATCTGCCGCTGTCGTATCTGCTCTTAATCCTGTCCCTATTTGATTAATTGGTGTTCTTTTATTATCCCATATAACCCAAGTACCAGATGTCGAAGCATTTTTTACCATCACAAATGAGGGGGAAAAATTGCACATCACAAATGGACCGTTGGTATTAGCGTTTCCAGAAAATTTTCCGAATTTTGAGTAGCCATCAATTCCGTGCCAACAGTAAGCAATATAATTTCTACTAGAACCATTTACTCCTGTATCTGTTGCAAGTGAAAATACAGAACTTGTTGGTGCTGTGCTATTCCAATAATTAGTCCCACCACTACTAGATTCTGCATTAGTATTATTTAAAGTTATAGAATAAGTAGCTTGGCTAGTTAATCCTTTATGAGATACAATCCAAGATTCAGCATTACCAGTATCTTTTATTATAATCCATTCTGGTGCTGACGATAACCCATGTTTAACTGTCGCATTACTACCAGTTCCAGTATATTCAACTATACTAAAGCCACTTGTGCTATTGACTTGATAGGTGCTGTCAATCGTTCCTACCCCAGTAGAACTGGCATCATTTGTACTTGTAGTTCCTGAATTTCCCACCCAGTTCCAACCCACATAAGAATTATTTTGAGTATTAGTTATAGTTGCATCTGAAAGTTCAAAGCCACCATTTAA